TGCATTAATAAGTAAAATTTCTATAGGGGTCAAATGGGTTACATCGCTTATTACGAATTTTGTAAAAAAGCATCCTATTATAACAACTGCAATGGTTGCATCCGTAGTATTAATACCAGGTGGTAAATATAAAAAATTAATAGAAATTGCAAATAGTGGATTTCAAGTAGCTCAAGAAGCATTAACCAAATTTTTAACTAAGAAACCAAAGATATCTCCAGAAAGTCAAGGACAGTTATCAGATTTATTAAAAGATGCCCGTGGACAAGCTGAAATGAATGAAAATATTATAGTAAAATTTGGTAAAAATCTTATAAATGGGACAAAATCAGTATATAGAAAAGTAGATACTGCTAACAAGATGTATGTTACTGCATCGAGCGTCATAGTATGGAAAAATTATGTAATGAGATATTTATATAAAGATAATAATCCTAATGCGGAAGAGATAAAGAATAAAGTTTTAAACTCACCAGAATATGCCAAAATAGTAAATAATAAAAAATTATCAGATGATGACAAAAAACGTCAATTATTTGAATTATATAAAAAAATAGAAAAATCATTTAAGTAATAAATATGAAGTTGATATATTATATCAACTTCATATTTAATTTATTTTTTAGAAATACTTTGAATAATCATCATCCATGTAAGACTCTACTTTAGTATCTTCCTTTTTATCATCTGAATTATCTATATCTTTAATAACCTTCAAACCAACTATATTAGTTATAGTTTTATTTATAGCACTCACAAAATCTTGAAGTTTCTGTAAAGATGCAATAGCAGCATTAGTTTTTTCAAGATCATCCTCAGATGAGATATTTGTTTTAACTTCTACTATTATTCTTTCTATAGTATTTAATTTATCATGAAGATCTTCAATAATCTTATCTATATCGGCTTTATCAATTTCGCTTGATGATTTATTATTATCAGATCTATCAGATTTCATAATATCTGGTTCATCTACTTTATTAATAGTATCTATAGCATCAATATAATTACCTCTTTTAAGCTGACTCAGTCCCTGCTGAATTTTTGTATAATAGGTATCTATATCTTTTAAATCATCTTTAATACTATTATCAATAGTATATTTAATATTTTTATTATTACTCGTAGTGTCATAACTTACTGATGAATTATCATCTTTTTTAAATATCTTATCAAATTTAACTTTTATTGCTTTAAATATATTTTCAAACCACTCAAATATTTTTTTTAGTATACTTTTCTTTTGTGCAAGTGTTTCATCTACGGCACCTTCCATCAACATAGAATAATCTGCATCACTTCCGTTTTCTAATATAATCTTAGTTCTAATATCATTATATACTTGAGTTGTCTTAACATTCATCATTTCGTTAATTGTGGCTATTTTGCATTTCTCATTATCCATTTTGGTATCATATATATCCATTTTTGAATTAGCCTCAGTTATATATGAATTATATATACTCATATTATTATATACCTCTCTTCGTTAATTAAAAATCATATTCATCATCGTATGATGCAGATTCATAACTTGTATAATCATCATCATAGTCATAATTATCGTAATCATCTGTACCATAATTCTCAAAGAAAGAATCATCATCGTAAGTATAATCATTATATGATGCTGCTACTAATTTACCCTGCTTCTGTGGACTTCTATATGGTGTACCTTTTGCAGAAGTCTGTCCAGGACCAGGTAAAGCCTGATTTTTTCTATTCTGTGGGATTTGTGCCTGTCCACTACCACTCTTTGGTGGAGGTGTCTGGTGTTGTGCAACAGCCCCAGTTGCAGCTGGTGGTGGAAGTTGTTTTCTACTATTTCCACGTACATCATGAACACTAGCTCTACCAGATCCATTACTATTATTATTAAGATTTCCTGGAGGTGTTTGTGTTGGATTATTTGATCCAGCAGTTTTATTTCTATCTACAGGAACTACCTCATTTTTACCAACAACGGCAGGTGGATTCTGAACAGTACCTTTATTATTCTGAGGCTGGTTACTATTAGCGTTTGAAGCTTGTGGCTTAGGTGGATTATGATGTCCCTGTGACGGTTTAGCATTCTCAATCTTAGTTACATCAATATTTTCATTATTTTTACCAATACCACTAATAAGATTTGTAACAGTTGTACTAGCGTCAGTAACAAACTTCTGCACATTTTTAATACCGTCACTTATTTTTGTAAGTGTAGCTTGAATAATCTTATTACTATCTATAAAGCTCTGAATTTTGTGAAGAACATCTAATATATTGGTAGTAAATTTAGTAACTAAATTACAGTCTTCAGTTAGTTTACTTTTTGACAGTGCAATCGTACCTGCAACTGCACCAGCAGCTAAAAGCTCAGGTATGGCAGCACTAGCTAATGCTAATCCTCCCCCAACAAAATCTTTATTTTTTATCTTGTCTATACCATCTTTAAACCCATTGATATGCTTGGTAATTATGCCTAAGTTTTCTACATCGGTTTTATCAACAGTTATCTGTTCATCAGGCAAAATTCCTAATAATGACTTAATTTTATTCACAAGAAATGTTATGAATCTAGTAAAAGCATTAATTACTGCTTTAATCGGTCCTACCTGTTCTTTAGCTGCCTGTTCCTCAGCTTCCTGATATAAGTAATCCGCATCATCAAAACTACCAGATTCAACATATATCTTTGTATTAATATCATCTATTGTCTGATTATATTTAAGCTGAACCATTTCCAGTATTGTAAGATTTCTATTACAATCATTCATTAATCCAGTTTCTATTTTATCGCAATAGTCTAGGTATCTACCTAAAATTTTTGAATTATAACTCATAATTTTATAATATTCCTTTCATACGAAATATATTTTAATTTATCATTTTGTTTCCAAACCTAAGCATTTACTTTTAATTGAATTCACATTAATGTAAACTTATTAAATGAAAGGATTTTATAATAATATGGCAACATTACCAGTAAATCCAACATTTAATGTTAATGATTTTAATGAACCTAAAGTTCTATCACCTACAGAATCTTTCATTACAGATGTATTGATGATACTATTTGGGAAAAGAGGATTTTATCCTTCTATTCCTACTTTGGGAATGGATATTTCTCATTATCTATATTCATTTGATGATGAAATAGATACTGAAGGTATTAAATCAGAATTAGCATTACAATGCTCAGAATTCTCTTATTCTATTAATAGTGGTGATATGGATATTATTACTACTAAATATAATGGAAATCTGATGTTATTATTTCTAATGCCTATTGTAAAAGATAGTAAAGATTTTCAATTGGTATTAGGAGTTACTACAAATGATAAAGGTGAAATAATCTACAACTTTGTAGAGAATGAAACTCAAATTATTTAAATTAAATATTTATAAGAAGGGAAATAAGCAAATGACAGATAAAGAGCTTAATAATTCTAATACGATATCAAGAAATGAAGATTTAGATTTAACATCAATGCTCAATGCAGTTAAAGAAGAATCTAATGTAGTAAAATCTGAAAATGCTCCAGCTGAAGTTAAGAAATCTCCATTAGAGATGCTTAAAGAAGATGAAGCAAAAACTCCAAAAGGACTAATAGTTGATAATGGTGAATTAAAAGCAGATAATGGTCCACAGAAGAATATTGTATATAATGATGAGAGAATGACCGATATTAAGAATGAGATTAATAATTATGATACTACTCTCCTTAAGAGAAGTAAAGTTACTCTCGTTAAAAAGCCAATGACTCAATTAGAGTATGTACAGTTGATGGATGAGATTGAATCTGTTAAAATAAATCCGGATGGTTCTATATCATTCGATCTTGTAGATAAATATGGTAATAAACAGGAACCTGTATTTATTAGACCTAGAAAAGATGATGAACCTCTATATGATTTCTCTATTCTTACTCCAGAAGAAAGAAAAGAGTTAAAAGATAAAGGTACAGATATTAAAGAAGAAGAAGTAAACACTGATGAAGATAAAGCATCTGAAGCGGAGGAAGAAAATAAGGAAGATGAAATATCTCCAGAGAAAAAAAGAATAGTAGAAATTCTTATTGATAAAACTGGGTTAGGTGGTGATTTCTTTTTAACTGAAGAAGAGAAGAATAAAGTATCTGAAGCAGAGACTATAAGAATTAATGAAGTTAGAATTCTTGATCTAGCTACTATTAAAGCAAAAAGATCTAATGTATCATTCCAAGATCATATTAAAGAATTTAATATCAATGGTAGTAGGACTACAATATGTTTCCCAGCATCAGGATTTAAAGCACAGATGAAGGGATTATCATATGGTGAGTATGCAGATATTGCTCTATCAATGGAGAATGTTAAATTCGATCAGTACTATAAGAGATTAAGTATTATTTATAATCATATGACAAATATCTCAAGAGGAGATTTTAAGGATTTTGAAGATTTCTTGAAGCATTTCTCTTATACGGATATTTCATTAGCATTATATGGTCTTTATATTTCTACAGAGAAAGAGATACAGGAAATTCCACTTAAGTGTGGTAATAAGAAATGTAATAAAACTTTCAATTGGGAATATAATACAAGAAATATTTTAAGATTAGAAAGATGTGCAGATAAGTTCTTAAAGAAGATGGAAGAAGTTGCTACAGCTAAACCATCTGATTATGATAAGATTGCTGAAAATGCAGCTGTTAATAATTCTAAGTATGTAGAGTTACCTGATAGCAAAGTAGTATGTGAAATGGGTGTGGCAAGTTCATATGATTTCTTGTATAACTTTATTCCTCTAATGAATGAAGAGACATTTAAAGATGCATTTGGAAATGATGCTAGTCAGGTATATATGGATAATGTGCTTCTTCTCACATCAGTTAGAAGTGTTGATGTACCTGATGGAGAAGGTGGATATATTCACTGTACTGGATATAAGGATATTCTTGATGCTATTTATTATATCGGACCGAATGATATAAAGTATCTTGCAGCTCAAACAGCTAAGATTCAGAGCTTATGGGAAGTTACTTATTCTCTTGGAGATACTAAGTGTCCTCACTGTGGAGCTGTAACTAAGAATCTTGATGTATCAATGGATGACTTAGTTTTTCAGACATACAATCGCTTGATGAGTACGGAGATAGAGCTGAGCAAAATTCAAGAGTTATAGATGAAACTCTAGCTCTTTTTAAAGGTGAATTAACATATGAAGATATTATGTATAATATACCTAAAAAGAGATTATTTGAATTAAGAGATGTCCGTATAAAGCGATTGTCTGATGAGCAGAAAGCTATCGAACGTCAACAGAAAGATGCTCAGAATCAGATAGTTCGAGAGTCTATATTAAAGAAATAAAATACATTTGGCTTTAAAATCATTATTTACTTTTAATGATGAAAGGAAAATAATGGATTCGATGGAACCGAAAATAGATGAATACTTCAAAGAAATCTCTAAAGGAGATTACGAGAAGTTTGAGGATTTAATATTAAACGACTATGAAGAAGTAAGAAAATTATATTTTGTACTAAAAGATTATAGTCACGATATTAGTTCAATAGAATATAATTGCGATATAGATAATGATGGTGATATCATAAAAGATATCGTTATAATAGTTATTCACACTATTGATAATACTATAGATATAAAAAATAAAATATGTGATAATATACCAGAATTTAATAACATTACTATATCTGGTAACATAATTAATATTTATATGGAAGAATATTAATATAATAAGAAGTAGAGATTGTTTATTTTCTCTACTTCTTATTTTTATTTTAACACCTAGAATAATCAAAATAAGTATATATTATTTTATAGTAAATACTTAAGGAAAGGAAAGATTTACAAAAATGGAAACTATTAACAAACGTAGAAGAAAACTCCGACCGTGGGTTAAAAGGTTAATAGGTATAAATAAATTTATACTAATATTATCTTTTATAACCATACTGTCAGGTTATTCTACAAAAATTGAAATTGATAGTGAAGCGATGGAATATTTAATGGTAAGAAAATTAGAAGATCCAGATACTTTACTATCAGAATTATCACCACTTACTATGATCCAGAATATAATTCCCGAAAGGGTATATAAGGTAAGTGAAACTAATGAAGAACAACAGGAGGAAATTGAAGAAGAAATAGTTATAGAACCTACATATGATTTATCTAATGTAGGGTATGTTAATGTATCAGGATTGAGAGTAAGAGAAAATCCTGATATGAATAGTAATGTGGTAGAATATTTATCATGGGGAGATAAAATTGAATATAGTGAATATGACGATGAGTGGTTGGTTATTAAAGTAAATGATAACTATTCATATGTAAGTAAAAAGTACATATCAGACACATTACCTAATTACAAGTCAAAGAGAGTAGTTGGAGATACAAGAAAATCCTATATGGATTTTAAAATGATAACATCAAAGGATACTCCACAATACAAACTACAACACAAATATGCATATACGGATGATACTGGTATAAGAATGGTTGATGGTAGATATTGTGTTGCTCTTGGTAGTTATTATACACATAAGATTGGTCAATATGTTGATTTAGTCTTAGAAAATGGTACTATTATACCGTGTATAATCGGTGACCAAAAAGATGATAGAGATACTAATGCATCTCACACAATTGCACATGATGGTAGTGCAACAGAATTTATAGTAGAAACGAAAGCCTTATCAGGCAAAACTAGAAGAATGGGCGATATTGGATATGCTCAATCTGACTGGCTATCTAATGTAGTAGAAGTTAGAATATATGATACAATATTACCTTTATAAGTAGATTTATATATAATCTTTATGTAGTTACACAACCTAAATATCTCTGACCTATCGGAAACGGGGACCTTTAATATTAAATTACTTTGATACTAACAAGACGTTAATGTCTTGATTAGATATAAATATTTTTATTTAAGAAAGGTGGTACTAGAATGGTAAGTAACACAATGAGCAACAATGTAAACACAAAAGCTGGGATTAGACCAGACGAGAACGAGCTACCATTCTCAATTTCTACTCATCAAGTTGAAGAGTATTTACAAAAGAAAGTAAATGCAGTGGTGAATAGAATTGGTGAAGAAGATGTTCAAATTCAAGTTTATTCAACTGAAGCTGGAAAAGCATTTATACCATTTATGGTAATTCTTCCAACATCAGTTATGAAGAACGGTAAGAATAAATCTCAAGATAAGTCTATCCCAAGAATTTTCTTAGGAGGTGATGAAACACACGAAGATAGTAGTGCTAATATGAAAGAGGAATTCTATAAGGTATTCTCTCCTTACATATATAGCAAAACTGATGAGGCAGCATTCTTTTCAGAAGATTGGAGAAGAGCAAGAAAAGTAAATAGAGATACTTCTCCTATATTGAAGAGATATAGAACTCCTCGAGTAAGTAAGTTTAACAATGGTAAGGAAACTGTTGTTATGCTTATGATTGATCCGATGAGAGTATTCCATGATATGCTCACAATACCGGATGACAATAGGCAGTTTAAGCCTGAAGTAACATCATGGAGAAAAGTTCAGGATGGTGAGTTTATTTATCAGATGAGAAGAGTACTTAATAAGAATAATAAGAAGAAGTATAAGTACACTGCAATGGATGAACTCAACAGAAAGATGAGAATAAGAAAGTAATAATTAACTAAGTACCATAGCTAGATGATATTCTAGCTATGGTACAATTTTTTAAAATCAATGTGAAGAATATATTCTTCTTAATATAGACATTGATTTCCGAAAGGAAGAAAGGGAATTAAAATGAAAAGAAATTTAAGTTTAGCAGAAGTAAAGAAGTTTTATAAAAGTGAAACATGCTTTGAAGTCGATACAGCCTTCATTGTAAATGATTTTGGAAAATATAGTCCAAATCTTTCGTTCATCATATCAAAGGATTTTGAATTAGATGAGAGAGGAAATGTGAAAGATCAATTTAGGTATTTTGATGACCAAGAGGTTATCAATAATATGAATATTGATTTCAATGGAAACTCAAAATTTATGTTTGGTGATTTTTGGGTCTCTAAGAACGGAACCAAATGTTTCAAACCAAAGAATCCCATTAAGGCATCTCATGTACTTATAATGGTTAATTGGGGTGGATGCTTCAATTCGACTAGAGGAGTATATCCAGATGATGCATCTAAACTTAATCCAACATATTATCGTAGAGCTAGCTCAAACGGTGGTGGTACTGGTACAGATTACTGGGTATTTCCAGTTGGCTATGTTCATACGATGCATATAGAAAATGATCAACTTACTCATAGTGTTGAAACAAATAAAGATTTATATAAATCATCATATTTCTCAGATATACTTAAAGCGGAGAATGAGGAATCTGATAAAGTATATTCAGAAGCTGTTAGGAATAAAGATATTATTATTCCTAAGTTGGTAATGTGGCAGGAGAAATTAAAAGAATTGAGAAATTCCACACCTTTGGAATTAGAGGTATATATCTATACAGAATTCAAATTCAGAGAAGTGGATTTTGGATTTGGCGGAATAACTCGTAATATCGGTGTTCCAGATAGTCATCGTTATACTGAAGAGTCTGTCGCTAAAGTGGAAAAATACTACAATGAAGTTCTTGATGATATAAATGAGGCAAGAATTAAATACGAGCATTTAATATCTCAAAAAGAAATATTCTTACCAAAATATCAGAGGTTAGAAAAGAGGTTTAATAAAGTAGGATATTCTATGAAGTATTATAAAGATAAGGTTGGAATAATTTCTTTATCTGGCTGTCATACTACATTCGGATATAATGAAGATGACTATCTTGTATTCAAAACTAAGTTGATTAAGAAAGAAGATGACCTTGCTGAAGCTCTTTTAAAACAGAAGAATGATGAAAGAGTATTAACTACATTACGTAGTACAGAATTACCGGAAGAGTTCTACTATCTATTTGATGATACTGAAGAACTCAATGAAGATATCATCAAGATGGCTAACTCTATAGTTAAAGCTAAAGATTTAGATAAAGACGAGATGGATATGCATGAATTAACTTCATGTGGTATCGGTCGTAGATGTGATGCTATATACAGACTATTAGATAAAGCTGGTGGTAGTATACACTTACCATTATTACAATCATCTCAGTCGGCTTCTATGAAGTTAGCTCAGTATATAGCTAATGTAACTGAATAATAAATTAAGTAACTAATTTAATGAGTGGTGTATTAATTACACCACTCTATTTTTTAATATGAAAGGATATAATATGAAGAAAAGATTTTTAGTAGCTATTTTAATGGCATCAGCAGTAATAAGTACATCAGTAGCATATGCATCGGTGCAGAAAGATGTAGTAACCTCACCGAGTTGTATTTATAAGAGTGAGAAAGATAGAGTAAATAAAACTATTGCTACAGCCAATAAGCAGGGTTATTTTCAGTTAGATGATTATGGTATTGCTTGGAACGGTACTCTTAATAAAAATGAAACATATGACGTTTATGTATATGAAACGGATATGGATGCCGAGTATGAATGGTATAGATTCCATTTCACAGCTCTAATGAACTATGTATACTTTGAGGATATCGCTACTTGGTATCCATCATTGAAAAATAAGAATGTGAAGTTGGTAATATATAAGAATGGCACCTATGTAACTGAAGCATGGGGTGAAATGAAGGACAATAAGATTCCCAAGGAATCTTTAGTTGAGCCGGTTCCAACTAATGCACCTGAATCATCAGGTGCTAATTATATTCCTATGTAAATAATTTTGAGTATATGCTTATCAATAGCATATACTCTTTATTTTTTTATTTTTAACCTTTATGGAAACTTTGATATAAACTTATAAGGAAAGGATAGCGATGATTAAATGGATAGTAAAAAATTTAATGACTATGATCCCTTTAGTATTTGCTTTAATGCTTTACTAATGAAGTATCAATATTATGATGATTCATTAACATCATCTAATTTTTTACAACCTAATGATAGTATTAATCTATTCATTAATCTTGAGAGTGTTTTTAAACACCTATCTATGTTACAAGACTTAGAAAAGAAAATAGTAGTGCAAAACGATTTTGAAGAAATAATGATTTCTAATATAATAAATTTAGCAGGATTTTATAAGAGGTTTTTTGTTAATAATGGATTAAATACAAAAGTGTATTTATTTAATACTGATTTTAATTCAAATGATTTTATACAAAAGAAATATAATGAAGATTATAGATCTTATTATTTAACTAAATTTAATACAAATCCAAAATTTGTATTATTAACTGAAAAATTAAAGAATGAAATATTACCTGATGTAAGAACTATATGTGAATTTATACCTGATGTATATTATTTATCAAGTATGAATATAGAGGGTTCATTAATTCCTTATATCATAAGTAATACAAACACTAGAAAGAATTTAATAATAACTGGAGAGTTATATGATACTCAATATACATTTATAGAGAATTTTAATAATCACTATATTAGGAGAAAATTTGCAGAGCAAGTTATAGCAAGTAATATAGATGATTATTTATCTTATATCTCTAAAGAGAATAAAGAAGAGATAAAGACATTGGATTATTTATATAATTCACATTCTCTATATTGTACATTATTATCAATAATGGGGGATAAAAGTAGAAGTATAGATGGAGTATGTGGATACGCCTTTAAAACCCTATCAAAACTAATTTATAATGGGATTAATAATAATCTAATAAGAACGGATAGTATTACTCCTGATATTATATCAAATATCTTTGATGATGAAGATGATAAGAAAGATTTTATTACTAGCTTTAGATGTACTGATATTATATCTACATATAGAGAATTAACAAATGCTAATATAACTTCTATTACTAATCAATTATATGATAGAATAGACATTAATAGTATTATGAGTTTAAATAGTAATAGATTTTATAATCATCAAATTAACTTAGAGGGATTATTTTAAAAGAAAGAATTTATTTATTATGGCAATATTCAGTAGAGTTGAAAAATATCAAAAATATAAATATATTGTAAAGAATTTAAAAATATTATTACCAGATGGAAAAGGAGAAATAGAACTCCATCCATCTAAATTAATTCAAATAGACTTAGAAGAGAATTATGAAGAATATTTCTTTCCTCTATTTAAAATTACTATGAGTTTAGATACAGATACATACTATAAATTATTATCTAATAAAAATAAAGCTCAATTCTATTTAAGAATAAATAAAGCTTTTACTGATGAAAATGATAGTCCAGATTTAAGTATAGAAAAAGAATTTATTAATGATACTTATGATATTATATTTGATGAGAATACTGGAGATATGCAATTAGCATTAAAGAATGAAGATAATAAAGATGATTATACTAAAGCAAGAAAATCTACTCAAGATAGTTTATCTGCTGTTAGTGATAATATGTGTGTATTCTATTTATTTAAATCATACGTAGCAGGAACAAAAGAAAATGTAAATAAAGTATTTAGTAATATTAATGTAACAGATGCAATAGCATATTTAATGACAGTAGCTAAAATAGATAATGTATTAATGGCTCAACCTGATAATAATACTGTATATAAAGAATTTTTATTACCACCACAATCAGTATTAAAATCTTTATCATTTATTGATAGTTATTATGGAATATATAAAGAAGGAAGTATTATATATTTTGGATTAGATTATACATATATTATTCCATATAATGGTAAATGTGTAGCATATTATCAAAATGAGAATACTGATACTAGTATTATTATACCAAAGAGTTATGCATCAGATTATGGTAATAGAATAGGTTCATTTTCTAAATTATCAGAACCTAGTAAGAATTATATTATAGCTGATTATAGAACTATCAATATTAATAATCAATCTATTAGTAATAACTATATTAATGCTAATAGTGTATATAGTATAGATTCATATGATGGAGATGATGATGAAGAAATTGAATCTAAAGCAGAATCAAAAACAGATGAGAATTTTACAAGATATATTACTAATAATACAGAGAATCAATATTTAGCTAGTACATATACAGCACAAACAAATGCTGCATCAGATGTTATTACTATAAGAGTAATGGATTTTGATATAAATGCAATAGCACCTAATAAGAGTATTAAATTAATATTTGAAGATACTGCTTATACAAGTGAATATAATGGAGAATATATTTTAGCAGGAATGAATAGTTCATTTAGATCTAGTGGAGATCAATTAGCTGTATCAAGTACTATAGTATTAAAAAAAGTTATTAAATCACAGTGAATAGAAAATACTATTCACTGTGAATCTTTTTTTATTGAGTTGGTTGATTATTATTCTTGTTATTATCATTATTACCAGCATTATTATTTTGAGGTGGATTATTATTGTTATTATTCTGCTGAGGCTGGTTATTCTGATTATTGTTGTTATTATTTTGATTATTATTCTGGTTATTATCATTCTGACTTGTTGTCTTTGGTAATAATGAATATAATACTTTGAAATAATCAGTATATCTATCTCTAGCGGCATTACACAATGCACCACAATATGTACCAATAGCAGTAACTAACCACTTAGGTTTATCTCCTAATAAATTATCTGAATCTGCACTAGTAATTTTCTGTACCTGTTGATCAGCCGATTCTTTTAATTGATTCATTGTAGTGGTTAAACTATTTAAGAAATCATGTGGATATTTTTCACAATAAGGAATCATATCTCCATTTATCTTAGATTTTAAATCACCATTAGCAATTTCTACTACTTCTAATTTAGCACTTCCACCTACTTTATAATATTTAGTAATAGTATCACTTAATGTACCACCATCTTGAATATTAATACCACCATTAATAAATGTAAATAACTTACCATATAAATCTTGTTCACTATTAAGAGAAGCAAGAGTTTGATTAGTTATACTATTTAAATTAGTAGTTAATTTCTTAGGGTCGTCTGTAAATGACTGTATAGGAATATTATGATAAGGAAGAATATTAACAGTTACGTTTGCATAACTTCTATTAAGAAGAGCATTCTTATGTTCTTGAATCCACTTATCATTCTTCTGAGCCATCTTCATAGCAATATTCTTAAATGCAGTAATAATCTTATCAATAATCTTTTTAATAAGTCCGGTAACATTAGTAGATGATTTACCGTTACTATTATTATCATTTACCTGAACTTTAGTATTATCTTTATTCTGGTCATTCTGATTACCATTGGTATTATTCTGATTTTGATTATTTTGTGTATTATTAGATGAATTAGTATTATTTTTATTATCGGTAGTATTTGTGGATGGTTGATTAGATCCACTATTAGTACCAGAAGTAGTAGTTGTTGTAGTACCACCTGTAGTTGTACCAGTATTATTAGTACCTTCATCTTTTTCTATTACTAATTGATAACCAGTATCCTGTAAATGCTTTCTAATAACATACTCATTTTCAAGACAAATAAAATTATATCTAAATTCATCTTCGATACTCTGTACAGTTTCTTTATATACTATATCCATAAAGTTAAATGACTCAGCTGTTAATTGTGAATCAGTAACATCTGGTTTTACATAATTAGGCTGCAATGTCTCTGTAGATTTCTCTAATGAATCATTTAAGTTATTTAATCTTGTAATTAACGCACCACATATATTTTCAATAAAATCTCTATATACACTAATAAAATCAGTTAAGAATATTTTATACTGATTAATAGTATCTACATCCTTATACTCTGCATTTATATTAGCTCCAAATCTTTCTAACAATAATTCTATCTTTCTATAAGTTTCGTGTACTAAATTAGTTAATGCTTCTATATTCTTTTTAAAACTAATCAACTCCCATAACTTTCTATCAATATTATCTACATCAAGAATAGGTAATTCTTTTTCTACTCCATTAGCTAACATCTCTAGTTCATTCTTATACTGCTGCTTTAATGGAATATTTAACCCTGTTTCTTTAAGAACGTCATCAAACATCATTAGATACTGATCACCCTCTTTACCTAATCTATCAAGACCTCTTGATATAATACCAATAGCATTTGCTACATCTACATATGGACTATTATCATAATTCTTTTCTTTATCTCTATCAGGTTCACTATAATTATCATTATAAGTTAATTGATAATCAAGATTATTATGAAGAGTATAATATCCATATATCTGATTAGTTAGATCAATAAATGCACTACATTTACCATTTAACATATTTTCTGCTAATGAATGAGTATCAGTAGGGAAAATAATATTACCATTAAATCCTTCACTTACTATTACATTAGTATTTAATAAATCAGTATATAATGACTGTACAGAAATTACTTTAGTAATAAATTCTTGTATTTTAAGTAATACACAGAATGTAATAAATCCTGTTAATTTATCTACGTTCCTGATAGCCTTTATACATATTTTATGTACAGTAGTAGAATTAGGATATGGATTTTCTTTATTCTCTTCTAATACTTTAACTAATCTATCCATAAATCCACTTATAATAGAAATTATTTTAGTATACTCATTAGTTAATCTATTATACTCACTTTGTTTTGATTTAAAGCTACTAACAAAAGGCATTATAGTTCCATCAAAATAATCATTAGTAACTTTTACTTTAGTATACTCTAATGAATTTTTTAATGATGATAGATCTTTTCCATATCTAACATTACCAACTACTGATTGCTTTTCTACTTTATATACTGAAGTTTCTTCAAGTATTTCAAACATAGCTCTGTCATTAATTTTATTCTTAATAGTATCATTTAATAATTTCTCTATTAATCTGCAATAATGAACTAAATATTTGAAATTAAGAGATTTAATATGCTCTTCTTCTATTTTATTAATATATAGATCAAATTTATTAAAGTTATAATTACTTATTTTATTAATTATATCTTTATCTAAATTAGGAGAAATTGCATTAAGCTCTTTAACAATCATATCTATATATCTTTGATGAACGTTATATTTGAAGTCAGTTATATCACTAATAGATAAACCCAAACTTGCATCCGAATTCGTCTTATATACAGTTAGATCATTATCAAGTCTTTCTTGTAATTCCTCCACTACGTATTCATTTAATGTATTCATTTTAAATACCTCATATATCTTAGTCTATTAAGTCTGTGTTTTTAGGGGGTATATTAAATAAGAAGTGATAATATAATAAATATCACTTCTTATTTATATTTATACGAATAACTGGTATTTACCAGTTTTAATTGATTCTTGAGATTTATCTTTATTACTTATTAATGTATTTAAAGATGATTGGATATAGAATAAAATACTCTGTAAATAATAATTAACCGAAGTTTCCATAAATTCTATACTATGAGATTTAACATCAGAATTCTCATAATTAAATGAATCTATCAGTGTCTTTACATTCAATTTATATTTCTTAATAGTATTTGCTATATCACATAAATAATCTATATTATTCTTTAATATACATACACAAGTAACTTTATCATCTCCTGTTTGGATAAATAATCCATCTATAAATGATTTATCTTTTTCTTTAGCATTATTTAATTCATTATTAAACTTATTAGCTGTTTCTGTATCAGTATCATCTATAGATAAAACTTCTCTAATAAATTTAAGCATTCCATCAAAATATTCATTATAGGTTTCTTCTGATAATCTTATATCTTTAATCTCATATCCTATATTTAACTCTAATGTATCAGGTAATTCATATAATTCATGAATAACTGCTTTTCCAGTATTCATAAATAATTTAATTACATCTAGTCGTTTCTCTTCAGTATCACTGAAACTATTCTTGTCATAATTTCTATCTACCATTTTCCTAAATCTAACCTCTTTTCTTTATTACAATAATTCAAAATCAGAGTTAGATACTTCATCCTTAATACTATCTATAGTTAATGATTTATTATCATTCTTAGTTTCTTTAATAGTAGTATTAACAGCTTTATCTGATTTAACTCTAATTGTATCTGATAACTTTCTTAATGTCTTGACTAACTTTTCTTGTTTAGCAACTATTTCTTTTTTCTTCTGTACTGTAAGAGCTGAATTAGCTTCTACACAAGTTTTATTCATCTCCATAAACTGAGCTTGAATATCTAGTTGTTCTGATATATTTCCTCTAAGATAATAAACTTGATATACTACAGCTCGTGTAACAGGTACAATAGCTAATGCTGCTGTAATAACAGCTGCAATTCCAATAACAGCAGTAGTACCAATAAAATTATCTTTAGATGTACACATAGAATCCAACATCTTTCTATAATTAACACCTTGAGTATCACATACTGTATTAAATTTCTTTAATTGCTCAAAATAAAATTCATCTGCTCTTAATTTGTTATTCTTAAGAGTAATAGTCATAGTTTCCTGATCAGGTCTCTTAATATACTCTACAAATGAATAAATTAATGAAGTAGTAGCTTCTACACAGAAATATACATAACTATTATATTCCATAGCTATGTATTCATTTTTAAATTGAAATCCTTTTTGATACGCTATAGATAAAGTTGAAATATTATCAATAGCTTTTAAAACTATATTAACATAATCAAGAACTTCTTTATTCTTATTTTCTACTGCTAGATCTTTAATAGTATTGAGAGTTCCTTCCATTGCAGAATAACCCTCATAATCTTTAATAACTCCTTTTGATAATGGTATACTACCAAAATTAATATGCTTCTTATCAATTACTGACTGAAATAACTTTTCTTCAAGTTTCCTTGTTACTGGAGAATTAACATCTTCTAATACCATTCTAAGATATTTAGTTTCCCCATAAGACATTTGTTCATTTTCAGAAAGTATTTTCATTGATTCATAATATGGATTATAAGCCATAATTAAAAATCTCCTTTCATTATAAAAAAAATTATCTTGAAATCATTCTTCCTATTTCTTTTCCAAGTTTATTAGAATTCATAGCATTATCTCTTTCAAGAGTTTCTATTGCATATGTCTGATATGTCTGATCACCATCATAAAATACTGATACTGTACCAGAACCTTCATCCATTATAACAAATGCCATTAAGAAAAGATTATTCATTAACATTCTTACGATAGCATCTCTTCTGATATCAATTCCATACTTATTCATTAATACATCAGCTTCATAAGATGAAATAACTACTGTAGCATTTGGAATTACTGCGTGAGGAACTGTAAAATTACTCATACCAATTTTCTTATTCTTTAATCTCTGTAATGTACCAAAGAAAGGTGATTTACCTTTTGCTTTAGTAGTATCATATTTAATTTCATCTAAGTTAAGAATAATATCTTTAAATAGAGAAATTTCACCAGTAGTCCATCTTAAAAATTTAAAGAGTAGAGATTTATTCTCAACTCCTCTTTTTAAATTATCTACCATATCATCTGTCTGTACTACATGCATTATAGTCTTAACACCAACTACAAAATCCATATACTGTACAAATTCTTTTTTATCATTGACTGCTACAAGTCTTACTTGTACTCCAAGAGGAACCATATCATTAGTTTTCTTAATATCTCTATCAAGTAACTGAGGAGGCTTAACTCCACCTGTTATTTTGGATAAATCTGATTGTCTCTTAATACTATTGGTACTATTTGGTCCACTCTGAGCTGTTATAAATCTATATATAATATCAACATTATCAGCTGTATTATCTTCATAGAATGCTTCTAATGGTCTCATATCATAATCTGATAGATGCTCTTGTAGTAATTCTTTATGACTTTCTAATATTGCTCTATTAGTTTTATTACTAACATTAAATACTACTCCATAAGAATTATCTTTACTCATATATAGTTTATAAGTTCCATCTTGTACTTTTTCCATATATGAATCAACATCTTGAGGATCTACCAAAAGGTCTTTTAAAGAACCTTCTAATTTTAGATTCTGATGCATCTTTCTAAGATAATCTAAAGGAGTAGGGTCTATAGTAATATCAACCATTGAATTCATTGATAGCCATGTTTGAGTAAAACTAGCATACACTTTATCTAAAGTTCTTGACATAGTATTTGCCATATCTAATGGAACTGAATCAGCAATCAAACATGGAAACTGAAAAGTAGAATCCTTAGCTCCTCTTGTTATAGATTTAGTATTCATCTTAACAGAATTTATCTGTGTTGCTAACTCTGGTCCTTTACGCATTACATTTAAAATGTCGTCAATAAAACCCATAATTGTTTATTTCCTTTCAATTACTGTAAATTTATCTATTTGTTTCGGGGTAGGGAATTTCATAGAGAAAAAAAAGAATAGGGAAATTAATCCCTATTCTAATTAAATTATTATGCTTCTGAAAATGACCCATCATCATATACAACAGGTATACTAAATGGGAATAATTCAGATAGCTGTTCTTTCAACTCTGCCGTATAATCGTTATCTGGAAATGATGTATAATCCACTAAGCCATCATGTATCCACTGTGCTGAATATTTTCCAATATCCAATTTGCACGAAATGTGTTTAGTACCCAATACTTCTGCTGATGCTTCACCAAATTCTCCATTGAATATAAATTTCAATTCCAATTCTTTTGATTCCCAATAATTTACTTTTACACTGTGTATTTTGTATAATAAAAACATAATTAACCCCTTTCTATATTATAAACTTATCAATTTATTATAATAATCTCCGAATTTGATATTATCCACCATTACGGATTTCTCTTCCATAAAATCTATAAATTTAGCCAAGATACCAGATATGATTTCAATATTAACCATAAAAATCCTATTTTCTAAATCAATATCCAATACAGTATCTATATCAAAATTCGCATCATAAGTATATTTTCTCATTAATAATATAGAATCATCAGTAATTCTCAAATTGTATATAATACCATCTTGATTAGGATACAATATATCAGTGATATCTCTATTATATAACCACTCATCAGACATTGGAAAATCTGAAGTAATTCTAGGTATCTCATTATATACCATACATAATCTATTCTCTTTGATAATTGACATAAAAACTCCTTCTCCCCGTTAAGTCGATAGGTCAACTTATTATTAAAATTTATTTGTTACTAAAAGATAATATATTATTAATCTTTTCTTCTTGATATAGTTCTATCATTAATATAAGTATTCATTATCTTATCATCATTGATATGATTAGATTCTACTTTATTAGTTGATTCTTCTATAATATGACTATTAACAAAATCTCTTGTATTAATATTATTAATATTCGTATTAAAGCTATTCAATACATCAAGAAGCTCAATTAATATTTCTCTTGGAAGAGATTCATTTATCTTGATATACTTATCATATATTCCCAATAATTCTTTTGATGGAGAATAGTACTTATTACTTCTATATTTACAATCAAAATGTATATGATCTTTAAATACTAATAGATAATAAGTTTTATCAGTATTGAGTATATCAACCTTTTGTATAGCTGATGTAACATCTATGGCGTATCCTATACCATAAAGATTAAATACTATACTATCTACTTCTATCATATGAATATCAGTATATTCTATTATTTTATATTCATCTTTGTATTCCATAATTACCACCTTATCAATATAATATTCCAACATCTGCAATATAATCAGCTATATGTATACCACCCACTTTAGTATCAGCATCTTCTAAGAATTCTATTATCTTACTTAATACCAATACTTCTGTGTATATATTATACATTACTTTTTCTGTATTGAATCCTAATATCAATTCACCACAGCTATAACTAGAAGTATTTGATTTAGTATATACCGAAATAAAATCATGATATACCAATACATTATATTCACAATCAATATCATCAGTTACTTCATAAATTAATGGTGATATATTAATATTAACACTTTCTTCCACTGCTTTAATTAAATTACTTGTGACTTTTACTTTATCATGATAATTACCATAATAACCAACACCAATACATCTATAAATCATTCTATCCATATTTATTACCCTTCATATCTTACATACTTTACTACATCTTAGTTTTATAACTCATCCCATTCATATTCATTACCATTCTCATCTATATATTCAGGATCCCATATATCATATGACTCAATAAAATCTCCAAATTCACTACCAATTATTGTAGTATTTAATGTATTTATTGTATATATTATTTCCTCTAATATATTCCACGTTGTATCTGGATTAAATATAATACCATCTTTATCAATTTTTAATAATGTATCAGAAGACCTGATAGTAGAATCTGGTACAAATCTTATAACGTTAATAATATCGTGAGCGATAGTCAATTCATATCTATTCATATCACCCAATAATACTCCGTGTATACTTGATGTTATATCTATAGGGTTGTATTTATGATATCCCATTCTCATAGTATCACTATCAATCGACATTTTACTATTATCAAATAATACCTTATTCATACCATTTTCTCTTACATACTTTACTTCGTTATTCATCATTTTAATACTCCTTTATAATATAATCTTTAATAATTTAAGAATTAAGTGAAAATTATAAGTAATATCTAAATCATCTTTTTCATAATATTTATCATATTCTATATCTTCATTGATTATTTTAAATACTGATTTATTATCAAAAGTTCGATAATAACCAATATCTAATTCTTTCCATTTATATTGATCTATAAATGTCTTAATCAGTTTAATACTGGATATAGTATCTCCAGATTCAATTGATTTTATATATCTTGATATAAAATTGATTAGATAATCTTTATGCTTCTCATAATTTTCCTCATTTAATCCTTTAATATCTATTTTACTACTATTATAGTAAAATTCTAAATTCTTCCCTAGATAGATATATGATGTATAACTATTCTTAGGTCTGAAATTTATACAATCCCCAAATTGCTGTATTCTACAAATCTTACTTGTGAATATCGCATCTTTCTTAATAGAGATAATATCATTATCATCTAAATTATTTGCTTCAAAGAATAATCTTCTGGCTTCTTTAAATCCATCTAATAATCCTTTAATTAATTCTTTATTTTTTCTTTGTAATTTTCCTATTGATACTTTTCTTACATCTTTACTCTCCTTTGATAATTTCTCTATAGTATTTTTATCCAATAGCTTAAATTCTTTAATTAATGAAAATCCCGCATCTTTCATATCATACTCAAATATATCTGTATTGAAAAGATACGGATTATTCTCATTAATATATAAATCTTTCTCATACATAATTTAATCACCTAGAAGAAATAATTCTATTGACTCTAACATTTCTTCTTTTACCATTCCCACTTCATACAATCCTTCTTTCTTAAGTATCTTTATCAATTCTTTCTTCTTCATCTTTTTATATTTCCTCATTTTATCATTATTACTCTCATTCATTTTATGATTATCTTTAGCTTCTTTTAAGTATTTATTACATATAGATAAAACCTCTTTCTTATTATATTTAATTAAAGAGGATATTCCTAAAGAATAATACTTATAATCATAACATGGATAACCAAAATGAATATAAATAAATTCTGATAAATATTCTAAGAAGTGCATATTTTTTTCTTCTCTATAAGTATCTAAGAAGACTATATTATATTTTTCTTCTATTGAACCTTTTATAAGAGTAGCAAAAAACGCTTTATTACTTTCTAACTGATCAAGATATTTATCTTTAAATATCTCATTAGTCATCGAGGAACATACTTCTGGATTAGGATAAAGAATATTTCTTGCTTGAATAATATTCTCATACTCGGATGATGAATATATTCTAGTACTAATCAAGACATACTGGCATTTCAGTATGTCTTGATATTTCTCATGTCGAAGAAAGATATTTTGAAATACTTTTGAATTAGTATAATACAGCATATCATCACTTCTGTTTCTTCGGTTTTCTTATTACTGGTATACTACCCAAGTCATCAAAATCTAAATCATCCCCAGTTGTATCTTTTATAGGAATTTCTTCCTTAGGTTTATCTTCTATTACAGGAGATACTTCTACTTTATCTACTGGTGGAATAGCTGAAGATTCCATATTCTTCTTTATTTCCTCTACATCAACAGTGATTGGTTTTGATTCTTCTTTTTGTACAGGTTTAGTATATATAAGTGGGATTTCTTCTTTAGGTTCTTTTATCAGTTCATTAATATCATCATCTGTAATATCTTTATCATCGTCATCATCTAACAAGTCATCAAAATCTTCATCATCATCGTTATATTCTTTTCGTGATGTAGCATATACTGGTTCATCATCCTCATCTTCATCGCTTTCTACTAATACATCTTTAACTACTTCAAATATATCTAATAATGATATAATATAATTACTCTCTAAATTACGAGTATCTATTCTATCATCATTTATTACAGTATTAACATCAGATTTGATAACATCAAAGAATCCTTTAACATCATTATACTTACTATCATAGAAGTTGGCTATATTATATTCACCTCTACTTCTATCATTAGCTTCTACTATAAGATTCTGATATTCTTTTAATGTAGGTCTAAGACGCTCAAACTTTTCTAATGATTCAATACTTACTACATATAGTTTATATATCTCGTCACTCTCATCATAAATAATCTTAAATCTACGATTATCATAATATGCAATATTACGCTTATTCAATTCACCTATAATAATATTGATATCATCTATCATTGCATATGGCATCATATTATATGTGATAAAATTTACAAATGTATTTGATATATCTTCCAAACTACTTGCTTCAAGATTATCAGATACTCTATTTGAATCTACAGCTAAGCCTATTCTTTCAAGTCCATCTGATATGAATGTATATCTCAAAGAATTATCATACTCAAATACAATCTCTCTACTTGGTGCATGTGATACAAATGTATCTTCTGATGTATTACCAGTTACAAGCGTTACGTTTATACCTTTTTTCTTTGAAAAATTCATATCAATTTCATCATAAGGCTCACCGAAATCATCTTCATCTGTATCACTTATAGATAGATTTCTGAAATCAAACATCTCAGGAAAATCATCATTAGGTTCATCATCTTCATCATTGTCATAATTATTCTTACCTCTTCTATTCTCTACCATAGAGAATAAATCAGATTCAAAATCATTATTCTTATTGATAATGAAATCATTATTTTTTCCTGCAATAAAATCATCAAACTCTCTTAACATCTGTTCTTGCTCCTCATATGTTAAATCCCACATATCTCTATTCTTATTTTTGTTTTTCTTCTTGCCCATTTTAATACTCCTTAATTAAACTAATTTTCCTTGCAATAATAATTGCTGACTAGGTGGATTGTCCCAGTCTTGGTAATTATTATCAAGTTCTTCTTGATGTTTCTTTCTATATTCTTTAACAATATCAGAATTTTTCTTAGCTTTCTTTCTAACTTTCTTATTTTCAAATTCCGGTATTAATTCAACTTCAGATATTGGTTTGTCTAATACATAACCAAGTCTAGTTATATCACCAATTTCCGATTCTTGTTGCTTTTTACTTATTTTTCTCCTTAATTCACCGAATGTATATTTTCTACCACAATTCGGACAAACTAAATTAACAAAGTTACTATCATATCTAAGAATAGACATATCATCACATTCGCAATTGAATACATTATATTTTACATTATAGATATATGCAAAATCTAATATACAGATAGTACCATCTACTCTTGTACCCCAGTTAGTATAATTCTTACTTGTTACACCAACATCACCAATTAAGAATTGATTAGATATTATATTTAATATATCTTTCATCTCATCTTGATATTGATGGAATTCCTGTAATGTAAATATATTTACATATTCAGTTACTGCTATTAATCCATTAATACTACATTCATATACTTTAACTACATATGGTTGTAAATTCTTGGTATATAGAAATTCTCTCTTATTATCAATCATTCCATCTTTATCCAGTGCTATTTTAACAGCGTATCCATCTATTAATACAGCCATTCTATTAGTACCAGAACCTAATGTAGTAAAAGGTACATTGTAATATTTTAATAATTCTTTAATATAAAGATTTTTTGTATTATTATTGATATCAGTAAGCATAGTAACTTTCATAATATCTAAACACAAATCTTCATTAAAGTTTTCCAATATTAATGATCTTTTTGTACCATTCATTTTATTATTATTAAATTACCCCTTTCTTTAAAAATCCCAAGTCACATTTAATACTTGCTCATCACCTTTAGTCTCTTTATCAATTTCTTTTAAAACTTTTTTACCTTTCTTTTTAAGTTTCTTAGCTTTCTTCTTCTTTGACTTCTCCTCTTCTTCATCATAATCATCTCCAAGTTGTCTTCGCTTTCTTGCTTCTTGAAGTTTAATTAATTTCTTCTTAGTCTCCTTTTCTTTCCGTAATTGCTCTTTACGCAATTTCTCTAATTTCTTTGCTCTTTCTTTATTACCAAATAGATTTCTTATATCCCAATTATGATTCTCAAGAGCTTTCTTTAACTCAATAGCATCTATTTCTTCTTGAGTCTTTAATTTACCATTATAAGGTTTCTTTATTTGAGTTCTTTCCCATTCATCTAATTTAGCAAGATATCTATAATAATCATCATCATTAGTCATATCACCTTTAAACTTAGGCATCTTTGATAATATGATTTCTATACTAGTATCATATTCATCAAAATTATCAAAATCTTCCATAAGCATATTTGAGATATAACCACCCATACACATCTTATTTTTCTTACCTCTCTTTTCAATCTCTTTAAAGAGATTTCCTAAATCGGGTAATACTTTAATAGACTTCTTCATTTCCTTCTTACTAATAGGAACTATTAAATTATCTGGAATATCTTCACCAGCACTATAAGAAGATGACGGAACACAATAAAAATCATCTTCATCATTCTTAGATTTAGCTATAGCTCTATCAATAGCTTCTTGATCTTCTTTACTAAATAATTCTTCAAAAGCATTATCTAGTTCTTCTTTTGTATATACTTCATGATCATCTTTCTTTAAGAAATCTTCTGCTGGAGCGTCTGATAGAATATAATCTAATAAATATTCTGTATCTACTGATCTTCTACCAGCTCCTTTAAATTCAGGTAATACTAATCCTTTTATCCATATTTTACCTTTGAAGAATAACTTCTTAAATTTATCTGGGCTATATACAAAATTATCTTGTGCTACTAAATCCAAACATTTCAATGCTTCTCTCATAGCTTTAATATAATCAGGAAACTTCCTGAATTTATGCTTAAACTTAGAGAATGATTTAAACGCATCATAATATTTAAACTTCTTTTTTCTTTCTTCATCGGACATATGATATTCATCACCAAACTCATGAACTACTATCTGAGAGAATTCTTGTTTAATCATATCCTCTCTTTCTTTCTTAAGTTTTGGTAATTTAGCTCTTATCATTTCAATAGTTATTTCTGGTTCTTTTCTAATTTGCTCGCCAGTATCTTCATCTATTTGATATAGAGTTTCGTCATTATCCTCAACCATTATATTAACCATATAACAAAAATAAACTCCTTTCTCTTACTTTAAAAATAATATATCAAAATATTAATCAAGTAATATTCCAACTGCTTCTTTAGCTAATCTGTCAGCTTCTTCATTTCCTTCTATTCCGGAATGAGCTTTAACTTTAATAAAGTTAATTTCTATCTCTTTTTTCCTTTCTTGAATAAAATTATAATACTCAATAGTACCTTTTTTATTTCGTTTCCATTCACCTGTTGCCCATTTCTCTATACCCAAATAATCATAATAGATATCTATAGACTTATAATCTCTATCTACTGCGTGATATAAAGCTAATGTAACACCTAATAATTCACCTGCTACATTTCTCATACTAGCTAATTCTGGATCATCATCTTTAGCTTGTATAATTACTTTAGTTTCTTCATTACCTTCTTTATGAATTAAAAATCCACCACATCCATAAACTTTAGTCTTTGGATTAAATGAACCATCTACAAACGCATAAGTTTTACTATCCATATTTATTATAAAAATCCTTTCTATGTGAAAAATAAATAAGATAGATAAATTAAATATTATCTATCTTATTAAACTATGCAACCATTATTTCATCTTTAGAAGTTGGTTGCTTTTCCAATTCATTAAATTCATCTACTGATATATATGTAAACTCTTTAACTAGAGCATTAAAACTATCATTAGTTAAATTTGATGTCTTTTCTAATTTTCTTTCTATCTTATCATAAATATCTTCAGATATATATGGTTCATATTCTCTTAAGAAATCTGAATAATTACCATAGCACATATTTAATGGTACGAATACCTTAGTTGAATTATGAACCATCTCATGTGCTGTTTTGGATAATGGTACTAATCCAACCATATTCTGATAATGAATATCCATTACTTCATCTGCTATATCTAAAGCATTAATTTCTAAACCTTCTTCTTGAAATTTAGTTAATACTACAGATACTATATCGTAGAGAGTAAGAGGTTCATGATGTATTTCAATCTTAATTTTTCTTTTAGTAGAACCAGCTGTTATTTTCTGAAAGAATAT